GTCTTCTTTCTTGGTTCCGTAAGATTCCAAAACAGAAACAAGTTCGCTTGGGTTTACTCTTACAAGGTCTATAATATACTCAAAAATTACCTTCTTACCAAGCTGATAATGTTGACAGAATAAATCTACAAATTGTGAATCTATATCTATCTTCTTCTTTTTCTTTGTGTACTTTAAGTAGAGTGTTGTCTTTGGTAGAATATCGTGGAGCAACTTGTAATAATCTTTGGAGGTGAGGATGCCGTTACTATACTTTTGAAAGTCGTTCACAGCATCCGTCAATTCCATTTCCATAGAAAACCAACGAGTAATAATAAAGTTATTCCACGTCTTTTGATCTTCTTCTGAAAGGGCTTCCCATTTAGTTTTTAACTTGGTCACACCCTTGATGTGGTCAAATAAGCTGAGAGCCATCGTTCTTCAATGCCTTTGGTAAAAGTTCTTTTGCAACTGTTCCACACTCGATACACGCAAATGTTTCAATCGGTGCCATTGTTGCCTTTCCGGTTGGTGACATCAGTGCAGAAATCTTCTTAAACATAAAGACAAGATTGAAGAAGTGGCTTCCACAGTTTTCACAAACCAAATCTTCTGCCTTAGCTAAATCAACATTCATACCCGGCTGTTGTGGTGGAACACCACCACCAATATCAAATACATTGCTCATAGTTATTTCCTTTGATCTATTTCCATAATAAGTTGAATAAACATTGCCATCGCATTAATTTCATGGTCTACTACCATTGCATCTTTGTATTGTGATTCTGCGATAATAAGAATCGCGGTAGACACAAACCCGTTCGCGAACTCCTCTACATTATCATACAGATAACGGAACAGTGGATTGTAATCACGGATCGAGTTGTCAGCAAGAATCTGACGAATCTCTGTGTACTTTTCTTTCTTATTCTTACCAGACTTTAATACGTCAACAACTGTTGAGTAAAAGTTATTCTGAACAAGAGTTGACTTATCAAGTTGCATCTTACCATCGAGAATACAACGTTGAACTGTATTCAGTACACGACGAATGTCAGGATAAGTCATGTTGATGATTTGTGCTAAATCTTCCTTTGAGAACTCCACACCTTCCGATTCAAGAATTCCCATCGTGTGAACAGCAACATCTTTCTTAGATGGAGGAACGATGTTGAAGATTTGACACCGAGATTGAATCGGGTCAATAATCTTGTCCACGTAATTACACGTTAGGATAAATCGTGTTGTCTTGCTGAACGTCTCCATGATGTTACGGAGAGCAGCTTGTGCATTTGGAGTAAGATAATCAGACTCGTCGAGAATGATAATCTTCAAACCACCGAAACCGATTGACGATGCGAACTGCTTGATTTTGTCTCGGACGGTATCAATGGAGTTCTCATCGGAAGCATTTATGTAAATGTAATTGTCTTTTGAAATTGTGTTGGCTACAATCTTTGCAAGTGTTGTCTTACCACTACCGGCATCACCATAAAGAAGAAGGTGTGGTACATCACCCGATTGTAGGTATCGCTTGAACGTTTCCTTGATTGTTTCGTTTCCAATATACGTGTCAAGTGACTGTGGACGATACTTTTCCACATAAAGAGTGTGTTGGGGATTGAACATTTTGAAACCTTATTGTTATCAGATGAATACAATATACGAAATTTTTGGGACATTTCCAAATGAAAAAAGGGAACCGAAGTTCCCTTTTGTTATTTCTTTGTGTGGAAATCTCTTAGTAATTATCCTCACAATATTGCTCTATTGCAGACTTAGCAAGTTCCTCTGCAATATAGATACCAAGTGTTATAAAGTGTCTATCTGATTCACTCCATACGCTTGCTCTCCATGTATTGCTCTCACGACTTTCAGTTAGTTCACCAAGAACTTTACCTTCTGGACTTACATAGTAATCTGGCTTCCAATAGGAATCCCGTTTCTTCCAATAGAACTCGTCCATATTAGTTGTTCTCCATACGAACTAAGAAATATCTTGATTCAAATCCATCAATTTCAAACTCTGCTTTTGCAAGACCTTCCGATGAAACCGCGAGTGTTCCACCATTCAAGTCCTTGTTTGCCGCAAGGATCTCACGGAAATACTTTGCTGAGAATGAAATAGGTTCGATGTCTTCACTAACTTCACAATCAATATCAAGAGAGATACGATTTGAGTTTAGATTAGAATGACCAAGAACAACTTGATACTTATTCAACTTTTGATTCTTGACAAGAGTAAAGTGTTCAATTTCAGGAAGAGCTCCCTTAGCACGAATAAACTTATCAATGAATTCTTTTGTCAACTTGATTGTGACTTGGAATGGTGGAAGTTGCTTCAACTCTGGCGTTGGTGGAATAACTGCCATGTCCGCCAACATATAGTTTACCGTTGTTGAATTGTCATCAAGTGTAAGTGAGAACGCCTTATCTTGTGTAAGATTGACATTGAAATTAACGTCATTACCAAGAACACCTAGTAGCTTTACAAGAAGGTCTGTGTTGTAAACACCGAGACTTGACTTTGTTCCGTTGAATGTGTTCATCTGAACTTCTCCTACCACCGACTTATCATCAGAGATAAATCGAGTTGAGAGAGAACCATTAGAGTTCCAAGCAACCGATTGAACCAAACCGTTTAGGTGATACTTACTAATGAAGTTCATCAACCTTGACTTTTCCATATTTACTCCTGTCTAAATTTATTTGTTAGAATTGAAAATAATTCTGAATAAGAGATTCTGTAATTTCTTTGTTTTTGATTTCTGTTTCTACTGGCTTCAATCTTTCATTCGCAATACTAATATACTCAGAATTTAGTTCACATCCAAGATATTTTCTATTATTTTTCATTGCGACTAAACCAGTTGTTCCTGACCCGAAGAATGGGTCTAATACGATTCCACCTTCGGGTGAACCTGCAATAACACAAGGTTCAATCAAATCAGGTGGGAAAGTTGCAAAGTGTGCCCCATGAAATGGTTTTGTTGTAACAGACCAAACAGAACGTTTGTTTGCCTTCTCGTATGACTTTTGTAATCCCGTGTGAGGATTCAAGCCAGTTCCAGCATTGTGATACTTTCCGTTTGTTCTATCTCTTGTTCCCCAATCTTGTTTGACTGGTTCCTTGATACTTTCCGCATCATAGTAATATGTCTTTGACTTTGAAAGAAGGAAGATATACTCGTGTGACTTTGTGCATCTATCTGTAACTGACTCGGGCATTGGATTTGGTTTGTGCCAAATAATATCCTGACGGAGATACCAACCATCATTACGAAGAGCAATAGCAACCATCCACGGAATACCGATAAGGTCTTTTGGTTTTAGGCCATTGGGAACTTTACCACTAACGTGAGTATGTGTCATCTCTCGTTCGTTATGGGTTTTTCCAAGATTACCAGCAGGACCTTTACCACTACCTGAATACGAATCGCCCAAGTTCAACCAAAGAGTTCCATCATCACGGAGCACACGTTTTACTTCTCGGAATACTTCTACCAACTTTTGGACATATTCTTCCGAAGTTTCTTCCAGACCGACTTGTCCTTGTTCGCCATAATCACGAAGACCATAGTAAGGTGGTGAAGTAATGCAGGTATTTACAATACCTTCGGGTAGTGATTTCAAAGATTGAATACAATCACCCTCTAATATAATGTTGGTATCTATCATTAGAATTGAAAATAACTTTGAATAATACCGTCTGCCTTCTCCATGTTTTCACGCTTCAAGTGAATTGGATCAAGACGATTCTTTGCGATTTGAATATACTCTGGATTTAGTTCACACCCGATGTATGTTCTTCCATTCTTGATTGCAACTGCACCCGTTGTACCTGCACCAAAGAATGGATCAAGAACAATACCACCTTCGGGAGCACCAGCAAGAACACATGGTGTGATAAGATCTTCTGGATAAACTGCGAAGTGTGCACCTTCATATGACTTTGATCGTACTGGAACAGTCCATACAGATCTCTTGTTTCTGAAACCATCATTCTCTGGTGCATTACCAGAATAAGATCCTGGCTTCAATGGATTCTTCTTTCCACCAATCGGAGAAAGATGTTCTCTGTCCATCTTTGAAACAGAACGTTCTCGGATAGATTCATAGTCAAAGTAGTAGTCTGGGTTCTTCGTCATCAAGAAAATATACTCGTGTCCCTTTGTGCATCTATCTGTAACAGATTCTGGCATCGGGTTTGGTTTATGCCAGATAATATCCTGACGTAGATACCACCCGTCTTCTTGGAGTGCCATTGCAGTTCTCCACGGAATACCCATGAGGTTCTTTGGTTTGAGAGTTTGTACATTGGTCTTCTTAAACACACCGTTGGTACTTCCATGATTGGTTGTTTGTTTCTTTGAAGAATCTGATAGTCTAACTACGCCATCTCCGTAAGCACCCTTACCACTTCCAGCATATGAATCACCCAAGTTCAACCAAAGAGTTCCGTCATCACGAAGGACTCGACGAACTTCTGCAAAGACTTCAACCATCTTGTCAATGTATTGTTGTGGTGTTTCTTCTTGACCAATCTGACCATCTTCTCCGTAATCACGAAGACCATAGTAAGGTGGTGAAGTAACACAGGTATTAATAAAGGCATCTGGCAACTTCTTCATTGATTCAATGCAGTCGCCTTCTAAAATGATATTTGTTTCCATAACCACTCTGTTTGTTTTAGTAATGATCTAATATACGAAATCTTTTAGAAAGAAAAAAACTTCTGTGCATTTTTTTTATGTTCTGATGGAAATTCCCATTTAAGTGCATTATAGAATGCACGAAGTTTACCATCAAGTTCAGAGTTAAATAACTCCTTTGCATCAAAGTGTTCCTTTACGAATTGGATAATCTCATCAGGATCAGAGTCACCACGGAATGCCAACTCTTCTAATCCATACTTATTATTCTTCAAGTAAGCAACCTTTACCTTATCACCATTCTTGATTGGTGGATATTTGGCAGGACACTTGAACATCGTCAACAACTTGTTATAGTTGATTGCAGCCTTAACGTGTGATGGTGTACCCTTAGCAAACTTACCAAGAACCATATCCTTTGCAGGATCTTGATACTTCTTGATGTCTTTGATCGAAGAGTTCTTTGAAACCTCAGCAAAAAGAACTTCACCCAACTGACGTTTGAATGTTAGAATGTTCTCATCAATCTCATCTTTATCTTTTGATTTTAGAATGTCAACGAGAACTTCTTTCATGAACTTTTGGAATGACTTCGGGAACGAAGATCGAACAACGTCCAGTCCCTTTACTTCCAACTTGTCCATCGGAACACCGTTATCTGAAATAATCCAAAGAGCATACCTCTTCTTCTTAACCCAAAAGCCAGTACGTCCAATCATTTCCTGTTTGATTTCAAGTCGATGCTTCGTCGTATTAAACACCTTCTTAGCAAACACATCATAGAAACCATTAACATAATTCTGAACTTCCGTTGCAATATCGTAAATCTTGCTCGTCATTAGTTCAACATTATTCGTGTCAATGTCAGGAAAACGATTCTTCACAAGTGGGAGACATGAAACAAACACCGAATCCGTGTCAACGTATTGAACATAGTCAATGTCATCTGTCTTTAATTCTTTGTTGTACTTCATGTTGATTGCTGCCTCTGTCTTCTTAATAACTGTCTGTCCAGAAAGAGTTACAGCCTCAGCATTGTCAATGTCATAGAAACGAAACGCAGGAAGACCCAACACACCATAAAGAGAATTCAAAAGAATCTTTTGAACCAACTGTCTTTTCTTATAGAACTCATACTTCTCGTTGTCACCTGCCTTACCCCACTTCTTCATCTCATCTTTATATTCAACACGTTTGTCGAACCATTCATTCAGGATAGCAGGAATAAGTCCTACGATGTCCGTGTTATACATCACACCATTAGATGCCACAGTATAACGATACTTCTCTAAGAACTTTACTAACTTTTCTTTACTTACTCTATCACCGTTTACAATGTATTCATCTTTTTGACCACGGATAAATTCATCAGCATCCCAATCTAAAATCTTCGCCACCTTTGTTTCAGGTGAGATGTTCAGAGTCATAATGATAGAAGGATATAGGGATGTCAAGTCCAAGTCGTACATCCATTCATACTTACCGGGAATAGGATCTTTAACGAACGCTCCAATGAAACCTTGTTCACCAGATTCTTTTAACTCTTCCATCTTTTCACGTCTATCTGCCGGCTTGTTTGGAGCAACAATGTTTCCTGCCCTCTTCAAGTAAGTAAGAAGAGCTCCTTCAAGATACTTCGATGAATATACAAAGTCCTCATAAGGAACGTGACCAACGTGACAAATGGCTCGAAGTAGGTCGATGTATTGTAACTTCTTATCCAATTCAAGGATAAGTTCAACGTCAGTGATGTTATATTCAATGAACGTTTCAATATCGTTTTCCATCAAGTCATCCAAGTTTCCTTCGTACTCAATCTTACCACGTCCTAACTCACGCATTGAGATTGCGTTAAGTGCGTATGATGGAAGTTCTCCATAGAAGAATTTCTTGTACACAACCATGTAATCCAACATTGAAGTACCGGCAATCGAGTACCGATTACGATACGGAGAGTAAAACATTTCTCCAATGATCGAAAGTTGGTTTGCTACTTTCTTACCTAGAACACGCTTGATACGATTGTACAAATACGGAACGTCGAAGTTATCTATGTTCCAACCTGTCATGACGTGTGGTTGGATTGTGTGAATTGCATCAATGAATTTAAGAAGAAGGTCTTTTTCGTTGGAGCATGAAATGATATGACGATTGCCAACCGTTTTAGATTCTACTCGGTGCTTCTTATCTAAGACAAGGACGGTGTACTCGTTCGTGGCAGAATCGTGGTACGCTATCGAAGTAACTTCGTTGTTACCTAACTGTGGATCAGGAGTACCCGTAATCATTTCAACCTCAATGTCAAATGCCATTGTTACGATACCCGTTGATGGCATATCGGAATCACCGTACATATCGACAAGAATCCGAGTTGTTTCAGGAACATCGGATTCAAGGAGGTTTGGATCGTTCTTTACGAATGACGTTACACGAGAAAGTTTGTCACCATGTAGCGACACAAATTTCCCGTTCGGATCTTTTCGGTATGCGTAGGGTGTATAGTTGAAGTGGGTGAGACCTTTTTTGTCATCCCACACCCAAGCTTCATTTGTGTTTGTTTTAACGAAAATGTTTTGATACATTAATCACCCGACATAAAATAAGAACTACGATACTTTAAACTATCGACAACCTTGAACTTTTCATGGAATTCTGAATGGGCATATGATTCGAATGTTAGGTCATCAACTACCACGATGTAGTTATCCTTGTAACATCTCTTACCAGACGGGAGTGTTATGGCGAACAAATGTTCATCCATAAAATCATTCTCGTATTTTAATGATAACCTCTTACATATTTCTTCGGCGGACTCTTTTGTTCCGTCAAAGTGATATGCCGTATAACTTGATCGTTTAAGTTCTACCTTCATAATATCCATAACATTCCTTGCGTTTAAAGTTCAATATCTTTCCAATCCTTGTTTGCAATCATCTTCGTTGCCCACTTTCCGTTAATGTTTGCAACAGAGTAATAGTTTTCGTTACACTTCTTTTCCAAGAATGTTTCTTCAAACATAAATGGACGGTTACGAACCTTCGTCATAAACTCACCAGGTTTTCCAAATGACCGTGTAGAGAATGGCATCTTCTTACCATATCCAGGAAAATCAGAACACTTATTTGTTCCAATTAAAATTCCCATCTTTCCCTTTGGAATAAACATGATTGAGTCTTGCATATATTGCTCACCCAACTTAACCAAGTCTTCTTCCAATGTTCCTTTATCCTTTAAGTCAACAACAAAGAAAACATCTTCTTTTACTTCGATTGCATTTGGCTTACCGAAGTTTTCAATATATGAACCGTCAACATCAGTTACACCGTAACCAAGTGATTCCAATCTTGCACGAAGTTGAATGTTTCTCTTCTTGTTATCTTGAATAGAATATGCCTTATCGTTCTCTTCACCACAACCTTCTTTTGCACGATGAGCAGTGATAGTACCACAGTCATGTTTTGCCATGTGATGTACAACACGACTTAAACTTGATTCATTTAAATTCTCTGGCAACAGACTCTTCAACTTCATTTTAATCTCCAATGGTTGTATATCAATATACAAATAAATATGTAAACTTCAAAAGGTTTATCACTGATGACGATATAAAACAGATGTTTGTGTAAAGAAATGGTAATCCAAAATCGTTAGGTTGGCATCATAATTATTGTTGAACACTTTGGAGAACCGGTTGAATAGAAGAAACTTTTTGGGACTTTCAGTTATGGCCTGTGGTTCCGTTATATTCACCAATAATTTACTTGGTAATATAATAAATCCCACTGATACTTCCGACTCTTTTTTCACTGCAACTTGGATAGGTCACTCCACGGTTTTATTAAATCTAGGTGGAACAATCATATTAACAGATCCGGTTATGTTTAATAGAATAGGTTTATATGTTCTAGGAACTACAATCGGAATACCAAGATATACCAAACCAGCAATACCAATTGAACAACTACCAAAGATTGATATTGTTCTTTTGTCTCATGCACATATAGACCACATGGATTTAGAAACGTTAAGTTGGTTAACTACTCACAATCCAAATGGGATTCATTGCATTACCGCAAAAAATACATCAGATGTAATAGATCATCTCCAATGGAAATCTCTAACAGAGTTAGATTGGAACGATGGAATAAAAATCTGTAACGTCAATATAACTGGTCGAGAAGTTCTCCATAATGGTTGGAGATTGCCTGGTGAAAAATGTAGACGTGATGGTCATATAAAAACAGGTAGAAGTTATAATGGATATGTTATAGAACGAAATGGTTTGAAGATTGCATTTGGCGGAGATACCGCATACACAAAATCGTTTTCAACATTTGGGAATACCGATGTATCAATCATGCCAATCGGGGCATATCAAGGATATTCAGACAATCATTGCACACCCGAAGAAGCACTTCAAATGACAAGGATGATGAAGTCACCTGTTATATTACCGATTCATTTTGGAACATTCCATCAGAGTTCGGAACCAACATGGGAACCAATTAGACGTTTGATGAAATACACGGAGGGTATTGAAATTGTTGGAACGAGAGTTGGTTACAGATTCAAACTCTAATATAGATTCAATTATGAACCAGTCGAACCAAATCCACCACCACCACGTTCAGTATCAGAAAGTTCATCTACTTCTTGAAGTTTAACGGTTGGATAAGGCATGATAATCAACTGACCTACTTTATCACCTGCTCTATATGAATCGGTTGACTTATTGAACCTCAACATTATTTCACCACGATAACCAGAATCAATTACACCGACGGAGTTTTTCAAATAGAAGTTTTCTAACTTCGATACCGAAGAACGTGGGAAAATAAGACCAACATATCCACTTGGAATTTCAACAGCGATACCAGTTCCGTATTGAACAAACGTATCACTGTGAGACTTTGAAATTGCAGTCAAGTCAAGACCGGCATCGCCGTCCTTTGCGTAAGACGGGGTGACTGCATCGGGATGCAACTTCTTGAATTTTACTTTTAGTGTATTATCAGATTCATTCATTTGAAACTTTACACCATCGGGTGTTGTCCATGTATTAGATTCACTCATACCAACCTCACTTGATTGCTTGTTCATAAACTGCCTTTGATTGAATCCCGACGAACCGAGATGTTTCTACTCCGTTCTTCATCACAATTACGACTGGAATAGAACGAATACCAGCTGATGTTGCTTCTGCTTGATTCGAATCAACGTCAATGATTTGATAATTGACTCCTGGGTTTTGTGCAGCAATTTCTTGCATAATTGGTTTGAGTGCTCGGCATGGGCCACACCAAGCTGCTGTATAATGTTTGATTGTTGTCATCGTACTTCCTTGAATTCTAGTTCTGAAAGAGAGTGAGTTATTTGTTCGTTGTTATTTGTTACGTGTGATTCATGATAGTGTCCATGATACCATGTGAACTTTGGATTTGTTCTTAGAACGTCTTCGTATAAACCTCGCATAATTACCTGACTTATTTCCAAGTCCTTGATAAGATGTTCATCGAAATCTGCAAAGTAT